CATAGCTCTTCTTCTTTGCCATTTTAGATTTCATAGATGCGCCGGTTACACGGCCACCTGTCTGACGTGCATATTCTTTAGCCGCACTCATGCCAGCCTTTGTATACGCGAATGTGCGCGTTTTACCCTCTTTAGAAACTACCTTCGGCATTACCCTGCTCCTAATGTTGTTTGCTCACCTTCACCACCGCCTAAACGCCCAGCGCTAAGCAACGCTCTGCGCCCACCACGGCGCGCGCGCTTAGATGCTGCCGCCGCTCTCTCATCAAGCGTGGCTACGGCTACCGGCGCGATGTCCTTTGGTTCAATTTCTTTTGCTGCTTTTTGCATAGCTGGCACTACTGTCTTTTTCCCAAAAACTGCGCCCATCACGAGCCTCCTAATGTAGATTGAATACCTGTTTGCGCATTCTCGCGCTCTCTGCTCAATAGCATGCGTGAACCGCCAGAAGAGCGCACACGCCGCCTTGCCGCAATCTGGCGCATCTTCTTCGCCTCGTCTGCCTCTAGGCGCTCTTCTTGACGCTGTTGTGCCGCCGCGATTTCTGGGTCAGGCGGGGGCGGCGCTGGAGTTTTAGGGCTGAATAGACTTCCCATCGAAGTACCTCGCAAACATAAAATAATCTTGACCGACAGGCCCATACCCACGCATGCGACCTTCGTTAGTGAATTTTACCGCAGATGCCCACCTAACTGCAAACGAATTATCAACCTCAACGGTCATTTGCAATCGGTGTAATTGCAAGTCGATAGCAATGTGATTAAAGTAGCGCATGGCTGTGCGTGTAGCCGATATCGGCACGCGCTCAAACTGATATGATGTGAGCAACCAGACTTCCGCGTTGCCCGGCCATAGCTTGATAGCCCCGAATGAGCAAATCATTTCGCCTTGATGCAACACCGTATAGGCATGCGGCTGTTGCTGGTACATCTTTAGCAGCGCTTCGTAATTAGGCACATCGTCAAATGGCTTCCTGTCAAACTCCCGCAAATCCATATTGTACGGGTGCGCCCAGTGAAACGGCACAATGGTCGCGTCCTTGTTGCTAGAAAACATCAAAGTCAACCTTTGCCGTCATTTGCTTAAACTGTCCGCTGGCGTGGCTGTTGCGCGTTAGCTTGCGATGCTCAGACCCCATCATCAGATAGCCGTAAGCATCACCAACGTGCGAATGCTCGTTCTTGTTCGGCGCATCCTTGAACCGTTCCTGACCGCCACCCATCGCAACGCGCTTAAAGTGATAACCACCAGCTAGCGACTTGCGCGTGCGCATGCAGCTACGGTCTACGATAATGCCGGGCTTGCCGTCTATCAGTCGGTTCATTGGCGCAGCACCAGCCTCACGGCGCACCATAAAGTCGTTTGACGCGGTAGGCTGTGCGCGTAAGCCAAGCGTGCGCATATGCTCAAACGCTGTTACCTCGAATATCTCATCACGCTTTGCGCCAGCCGGGTCGCCCCAGATAAACACCTCGCTCTTAGGAAAGCGCGTATTTATGTCAGCCATGAGATGATGACAGAAACGCTCTAGGCCCATGTCAAACGCAACAAGCTCATGCACAACATGCCAGCGTCCGTTAGCCATCTTTTGCCCAAACACGGCGGCAGGGGTCAAACCAAAGTCAAGCCCGATATGCACAGGCCAAGCTGGCTCAATCTCAACATCGCCGGACATCAAGCTATCGCTAAACTCAGGCCACACAGATTTCCCATCTTGCACATAAACGTATTGCGCACCAGCATAGCACTGTATCCAGTCCAACGTCTTGCCGGCAAGCTGCTGTTCGTAATACCCGCCGGGCAAGTTGTTTACGTTTTCTGCCTTCGGGTTGTTGATCCAATATTTGTTAGCGGCAAAGATATTGCCTTCATGTTCCTTGGTAGCCTCGATAACGCCGCCGGGTTGTTTGTAGAACTTCCACGGGTACTTGCCACGAATAGGGTTTTTCTCCGCTAGGTTTGGCCACCAGTGGTCGCTGTCCATCGGGTTGGTCGACATCCACACACCACGCCAAGGGCAACCACCGTGGCGCTTTGTCGGGTAACGACCGACACGCGATGTAAGGCCATCGACTACCGCCTTGGGCAACTCTCGCGCCTCATCAATAAAGCCGCCGGTCAGTTCCAGCGACAACAGCTTGCGCACGTCCTTGGGCTGGTCGAGCGCTAAAAAGATAACCTCGCAATCAAGCCCCGGCGTGTCGTCACGCGGTGGCAGCTTGATGTGGTGCGTGATAGGCGGCGACCAACGCATCTGCCCCCAAGTATTCTCAGGGAATATCTCTTGCCACGTCTTAATGGTCGTTGTGCGCAGTTCGGGATAGCTGTTTCTGATTACGGCAAAACGCGTATATCTTACATTGTCCACAGGCGAAGGTGGTTGCTTTACAGCACGAAGCATCACCTCGGCCAGCGAGGCATATGTCTTTCCAGAGCCTACTGGCCCAAGTAGACCCCGCACAAAAGAATTGTCGTTTAAAAAATCCCATACTGTCGGGCTTTCGCTAAAATCTAAATTAAGACCGTTCAGCGCTTCCGTGGTCGGTTGCTTTGTTCTGCGCCTCGACCTGTCTGTCGCTCTACTCGCTCTTGCCATCATCAAACTCCGGGATAAATGTCACAATTACCATGCCGTCTGTCGGGTCTTCTATCTCGTCATCGACTTCCAACAGCACACCCTTGCACTTAGAACAAACCACGCGCTGCGTTTCCGCATAGCACCGGCCACGCGTGTCCTCACCGCAATGGTCGCATATAACGTAATCATAGAAAAAACGCACAAAATTATTGTGCGTCATCTTCGTCACTGACATCCTTCACCTCATACGTTGTCGTTTTAGGCCCGGTCACGTTAATGCCGATCATGCTTGGCCGCTGGTCGTCACTGTTAGGCTCCAACAAACCACGATGCTTTGCAAGCAAGCGCAACGCGGCCAGCTTGTCGTGCATTTCTACCTCGATGGTGTTACCGTGCTGGTTTGGCGTTACCTTCACCTTCTTGATACTGCGCCGTGCGCGTTCCGGCAGTTGGTCAGATGGCGTAAGCTGCACCTGACCCATAGCATCCCAGCTAATAACATCGGTAGCCTCGCCAGCCGCGATAGCCTCTAACTCCTGTACCACGGCCTCACGCCGGTCGGTGTCTTGGCTAGCTAGCGCCGCACGCTGCTGCCTAGTTGTCAGGGGCTTCTTGGACACACTTGCCCCCTGTCCACGCATACCCAGCGATGTCTACCCAGCTATCCATATGGTCGGGCGTCTCCATCAGCCGCGCTAGCTTTACTTGCACCATCATCATGGCCACCTGTTCGGCAGTGACCTCAACGCCCAACGTAATCGACCACTGCGCAGCTATGCGCTCATGGTTGATGTATACGTTGCCGTAATTCTTGCCACGGTCGGCAACCGCGCCCTTAGCCTCATCTAATATATCCACAATTTTCACCTTGCGATCTCCAAGCCACACGTCTCGCATTTCATCTCGCCACCCATCTCCGACTGGCACTTAGGACACTGCCCGTTGGCCATCAGCTTCGCCATAGACCCGTCACCCGTGGCATAGGCAACCGGCACATGCTCTGTGCAAGGGCAAGCGCAGTTCTTGCAACGGCAATGCTCCGCATCTTCCCAGTCGAACTCCTCGCACCCGCAATCGGCGCATCTGCGTACCTCGTCATATGTCAATGCCAAGCTCCCTCAATGTTGGTGTTTCTACAGTATCATCATCCGCGTCACTATCGCAATAGCTCTCACCGCAATCCGTGCAAGTGTAGATATTACGGAACTCATGCAATGGCGGTTCTGGGCTTCCGCAATTAGGGCAAGTCATGCGTCAGTTCCTTGGAAAATTTTGTGCGAGACCCCCATACGCACACAGCGGGGGGCGGGGGGCAAGGGGTCGCTTTTTCTGCCCGGCCGTAGTTTTGTGCGCTGTACATAAGCAAATCAACCTTTGTTTTCCTGTACGTCAAAATAACGCACTACGTCAGACAGTGCTGGCACGCCAGCACGCCTCTCTATCGCTTGGTCACACACCGCAAGCGTGGCAGCACGCACATCGTCAGCCGATACCTCACGCAATGCCAGCCGGCGTGCGTGCGCTATCTCATTATCGTACAGCCTCACCTGTCCTGTCGCCTGTTGGACGGCACGCAGATAGGCATGGCAGAGTTCGCCAGCGTGCGTGTCTGTCTGTGGTTGTGCATCCCCCAGACCCCCTTTATCTTCTATGAGGTCATCCTCTTGGTCTGCACGCACTTGCAATGCCTTGGCTGTGAGTATGTCCTCTTGCGATGGCAAGGCTTCGTTACCCTTCCAAAGCACTTGATACCTGTTTGTTTTCCACCCGCTAACGCCCACCTGATAGTCCTTTGGATTGAGCTGACGCACATAACCACGTTGCTTCAATCCCTTCACTGCATCATATATGGTTTTACGCTCACCATAGCCGCACACATGCGTAAGTGTTTCCATGCTAGGGTAACACACCCCAGCACGGTTCACGAACGCACACAGCGCTCCTAGCACCCTTATCTCGCGTTCTTTGAGCTTACGGTCTGCAAAGGCACGCATTGGCATGACACTGTACGGTCGTTTGTTCTCAGAAAGGGATTTTGTCATCGAGCTTGTCCTCTAGGTCTGTTTTCTTTACGTCACTCACCACTGCACCGGGGAACGCATCCTTGACAGCAACGGCTAGCGTGTTCTGCTCTGACCACTTGGCCAGTATCACCGCCACCTCTTGCACGCAATACACCAGCGCGTCAGGCATGTCCTTCTTGATATGCGTAACCGCTTGCTCATCACGCGCTATCGCAACGACCTTGCCATCAGCATGCGCAGTCCACACGTCCATGCCTATCTCTTTACCGCCCAGCGCGATGGCTTCCTTCTCCAGCGCCGCATAAGCACGCAATGTCACAGCCACATGATGCTCAACATCAACCGCCGCATCACGGTGGATGGCGTCGTTGAGCTTATCCATCTGCTGCCAGAACCGATCACGCAACTCTGGCGACACAAGGTTAGGCAATCTCTCCACACCCCACCGGCGTTCATAGTCAGACACAACCCTGTCATATTCCGTGAGGTAGTTTTGTATCTTGCGATAGGTTGCCTCGCTAGTCACATTGCTGCCCATCATACGCCTCAGTGCTGTCGTGTCAGGTTTCTTTATTCTTCTCTTTGCCATCCTATTCCCTTTCCGGCGTGCTGTGCGTGCGTGCGTGCGATAACCATAGGGATTATCGCACAACACCACGCGTGCGACTTCAGCGTGCGACCGTGCGATTTAAGGTTTTTACAGTCGCACGTTTCCTTATAACTCTTTGTATTCCCACACATAGCTACCTTCTATCACAATCGCACGCTTTGTCTGCAACGCATCCCGTGCATCTCTGCGCCTAGAACGCGTGCTATCAGGTGTTTTCGCACGGTGTTTGTCGTGCCACGCCGTCACCGGCACGCGTTCCTGACCCAGTTCGACAGACAGATTACGCAGTGCTTGCAGGGCTATCTTCTGCGGCTCCGTCAGCTTTGCACTACGCGGTTTCTTCTCCGGCATGTCTGCCTGTGTCATCACCACGCTGACATCGTCTATGAGCGCGACCGGGGTCATCGTAAACGCTACGTCCGGCATTGGCTCTGCGTCCTTCTGCTTCTCTGTCGCCAGCGTCACCGTCTCTTCCAGCTTGCTCACCTTGATGCTTGTATCCACCGCACCCAACAGCGCCGTAGACCCGCGCATGCCGCGTGCCGCGTCCTTGCCGCTGTGATGTATCGCCACCACCGCACATTCGCAGTGGCGCTTTACTATCTCACACGCATCCACAAACAAGCCCATGTCGGTTGCGCTGTTCTCATCACCGCCAAGCAACGCACGCGCTACGGTATCCACAAACACCGCGCTAAACTTTGTATCGAGGTTGTCTATCGTGCGCAGTAGGCGCTCCACATCGTCAGGTTCGCGGAACCTCACCGCCGTGGGTAGAACATAGAACGGCACATCCGCTGTTAGCTTGTGATGCGCTTGCCATGCCTTGATGCGCTTACCCAGACCGCCAACACCCTCGCCAGCAATGTACAGCACCGCGCCTTTCTGCACCGGGTTGTTGTGCCACGCCTTGCCATACGCCACTGACAGCGCCATGTCTATCGCTAGAAACGATTTACCAGCCCCCGGCTCACCATAGAGCACGCTAAACCCGTGCTTGGTAAGCAACCCATCCACCAGCCATTCTACCGGCGGCATGTTGCGCAGATAGTGTACATCATACACATCAAACACGTCTGGACGCTCTACTGGCGCTTCCACGACCTCTGGGGCTTGCTCTATCGGCGTTGACTGCGCCACCAGCGCGGCTAGCTGTTCCTTTGTACCGCCAGCCTTTAGCCAGTCATAGACGTCTTGCTTATCGTCCAGCCCCGGTAAGTTGACACAGTTGATAGAGTTGACCACGGGCAATAGGTTAGCCGCCACAACGTCAGCATGTGCCTTGCCAGCCTCATCAGCGTCAGGCAATACCACAACGTCACGCCCCGCAAACCATTTATTTAGATCCGCGTGCCAGTTCTTCGCCCCGCCGTGGCTGGTTGTTGCTACCGCACCCAGCTTCTTTAGCGCGTCCGCACACTTCTCGCCTTCCACCACGAATATCTTTTTGTTCGGGTTGGCTATGATGTCAGGTAGATTGTATGGCACCGGGGTAACATCCTTGACGTTCCACACCCAGCCGCCCTTGCCGTCAGGTCTGCGCTGCCGAAATGTCTTTGGCTCGTATCGCACAACCTGATAGATGCACTCGCCATGCTCATCTATGTAGTCGTATGCCTTTGACATGTACCGCGCTGGCTGGATGGTCTGTTGCACTTGCTTGGCTATGCCGAATTGCTTTTCCAATATATCAGGCAGACTGCGTAGCTGTGCGCCCTCATTGATGCGCACCATGTCTATGACCCCGCCGCCTTCGTTGGCCTCGAAGTCAAACCATGTGCCTTTGCGCAAGTCTACACTGCGCGACCCGTGCGTACCCCAGCGCAGTTCATGGCCGCGCTTTTCTTTTGGTTCGCCCCAGTAGTGCCGCGCTATCTGTTCTATATATGCTGCTATGTTCTGTGTCATCTTATTCCCTCTTCCCCTTTGGAAATGGTAGGGCGCTGGCAAAGGGAGGAAACCCAGCGCCCTACCAACTGCTAGAACAGGTCAGCGCCACTCGCGGCTGGCTGTTCCACAGGCGCAGCCGGCGTTTCTGCCGGTGCGCTAGGTGCTTCCGCACCATCAAATGCCGTTGGGCGTTCTACCCACTGGCTGATTTCCCACACCGGCACCTTAAAACGCTGTTCGCCCTGCGGTGTGTTAACGGTTGCTGTCTTTGTGGCTGTCACCTTCATGACAGGACACAGACCGGGGTTGTTCGCGCGTTCAGCCTCGTACTGATTGTGTAGCTGGTCAAACGCAGACTGCACCATCTTCGACTGACTACTGAACTCGCGCAAGCCTATCTCGCGGTTCACCAGCTTCACGCGAAACGCAGACTTGTGGTCTGGTGTCGGCTTGTCTGGCATGCGCTCACCCAACTTGACCATTTTGAAATCAGGTCGGTTGCTGACAAACGCCATGTAACCTACCTCGATGTTTTCCATGTCAATCGCCACCTCAAACGGCAGTTTCATTTCGATGCTCTCGCGCACCCATTCGCCGTTTACGTTCTCGCTTTCAACGCGGTAGAACTCACCCACCTTCGCATCAAACTTTATTATTGGCGTGATGTTACCACCGCCGCCGCTTTCATTTACTAAACCAAGTGCCATTTTATTTTCCTTTACACTTTACTGACCAGTTGCGCTGGCCTCGCATTGCCGTATGGCAATCCCTATTTGCATTGCAATTTTTGGCAAGATCGCATTGCCTAATCCTTTAAGTCTGTCCACCCTTCTGGGTATCCCATGAGCCACTCTACCCACTGCGGGTTCAGTGGGCCACCGACCTTCTCGCCCAAGTTCCCCTTCCCCCTGTCTGTCGTGCTGTCCTTGTGCATGAACGCGCGCGGTGTCGGCCACATCCTCGCCTGATCCGCCAAATTCGCCCCAAATTTCAAGTCGGGGTTCGTCTTGCTGATGCGTCTGCCCTGTTCGTCCAGTTGTCTCGGCCCGCCCGTCCCGTCCGATGCTCTCGGTGTTGCCCATAAATCGCCCGATGATCCAGACCCGATCTCGTCTGTGCGGGGCATCGACACCGCAAGCCGGTACAATAAACGCCCTTGTGGCGTAGCCATCGGCTTCCAAGTCAGATAGCACTTGGTCGAGACCCATGGAGACATGACCATAAACATTTTCGAAAACGCACCAAGCGGGTCGTTTTTGTGCAACAATCTCGCGGATGTACGGCCAGATGTGGCGGTCATCTTCCGCGCCGAGGCGCTTCCCGGCTTGTGAGAATGGTTGACATGGATACCCGGCAGTAAGAATTGTATCTCGTCCCCCGGCTGGGATTTTTTCTGGCTCATTTGCTAACACCTTTACATCTTCTTCGATTGGCACATCAGGCCAATGCTTTGCTAATATCTTGCGCGACCACGGCTCAATGTCGCAGAACATGGCTGGCGTTGACAGGCCAGCCCATTCAAACCCCAGCGCAAATCCACCGATGCCCGAACATAAATCTATATGACGCATCATTTGTTTGGCTGCCTGTTTGAGCTACGCCGCTTCATTGCAATGCGTGCTGTGTGCGCAGATATAACAGAACTACGCCACTTTGGGTTGCGCCATCTGTTGTTTACATCATGCCTGTCGTTGGCGTCAAACAACGCCTCACGCTGTTTCTTCAGATACGCGGCAAACTCTTCTACACTCATATCACTCGCTAGTTTCATTGCACATAAGCTCCCTTGCAACCATACAAAAATCGTCAAACGTCATTTCGACCGCATACTTCCAATCGTACCCATCGCCGGGCTGTCGCTCAAACGTGGCCAACATTGCCAGCGCCTCGATAGGCACGCGCCAGCGCTCCGGCAGTCTATCGAATTTATAGACCAACGCTGGTATCTTGCCGGCCTTGGTTGCCGCCACGCATATTTGATCCCAGTGGCTGGGCGAGGCAAACGTGCTACCCTGCTTGTAGCGCTTGCATTCCACCACGAAGGGGAAGGCGTCATCTTCACAGGTCAAATCAGGCAAGCCAGCCTCTGCCCATTGGTCTAGCACCCGGCGAAACTCTAGCCCAAGCGCATCGTGCAGCCTGTTCTTCACATCACGCTCAAACGATGCGCCCTTGTTGCGTGAGTTAACCATTGCGTGCCGCCGCTATCACCCGGTCTAGGTCAGACCCGTCTTTGGTCAAGCGCTTTTCTAATTCTTGCGCCAGTATCTCGTCAGCCAATGACGCCATCGAGCGATGCGCTGACTGTTCGACCGCTTCCTTCAGCATCAAAACCGTCTTGGTTCTGAGCCGCAATAATGTTGGTTTTGTTGTTGCCATGATATCGCCCTGATATATTTTTGCTATCTATGCTTTACATTATGATAGCAGTGTGATATATAATAGTTGACGGCACGTTGACCGTTAGTTGAAAGGGAATAAAATGACAGCATCAGCAAAAACATTTGATTGGATTACAGACAAGATTGCCAAGGGCATGACAGTCGCAATCACAACTGGCCTAAAATCAATTCACGTATCACCAAAGACGTTTGCTGCGTTTGACAAGGCTGGTCAGCCGATGTTCAAGATCAACAGCGCAAACGAATTGATGATGGCAGAGGGCAAATCATACGTCTGCATCGCAACACCTGACATGGTGTTGGTCAAAGTTTCAGCACACGCATAAAGGGGCAGCATAATGAAGTTCATCGTCTACTACCGCGTATCTACTCAGCGTCAAGGCCAGTCCGGCCTTGGCCTTGAGGCACAGCAGCACGCATGTGCGCATTACGATATTGTCGCTGAATACACAGAAGTAGAAAGCGGCAAGAAATCTAACCGCCCGGAGCTAGCCAAGGCATTGGCGCACGCCAAGAAGATAGGCGCGACACTGCTTATCGCAAAGCTCGACCGGCTGGCGCGTAACGTCCACTTTATCACAGGCTTGCTCGAAGCTGGCGTGCCTATTACATGCGCCGACATGCCAGAGGCAGACCGCACATTCCTACAGATGGCCGCTGTCTTTGCAGAATGGGAAGGTCGCCGCATCAGCGAACGCACCAAGGCAGCGCTAGCCGCAGCCAAGCGCCGTGGCGTAAAGCTCGGCTCACCTGACCCTGCAAAGGGTGGTTCAGTTACCGGCAAGCAACGCGCCAGCGCCACCGCACAGGTAGCGCCGCAAGCTATGCCTATTATCAACGCATTGCGCAAGGCTGGTCAGAGCCTACGCGCCATCGCATCCGCGCTCAATGACGCGCAGATACCGACCGCAATGGGCGGTCAGTGGCACGCATCTAGCGTGCGTAATCTCATCAACGCATAAGGGGAATATCATGCAGAAAGTTGCTGGAATGTTGTTTACATATGCGCTACTCAGCCTGTGGGTCATGGGCTGGGTGGACATCTTCGGGCCACAATATACGTGGTGGAATTTAATTTATATTATGGGGGGTTGATATGGAAATCATCACACGCAAAGAGGCACAGGAAAAGGGGTTGCCTCGATACTTCACTGGCAAGCCGTGCAAGCATGGGCATGTTTGTGAGAGGCAAGCCGTTGACGGGCAATGTTCAGAATGTGGAAAACATAAATCCAAAAAGATGCGGATAAAACACAGAGAAAAACGCTTGCGGTACGAAGCTGAATATAGGCAAAAGAACCATCATTTGGTTACGCAGCGCGCAGCGAATTGGAGGCAAAAAAACGCTGACGCGATAAAGGATTATTCTAAGCTATACTATGCAAGCAACTTGCAGTCATGCGCGGAGAGAAGGAAAAAGTGGTATCAACAAAATCGTGATTACGCTTTGCTTTATCGCAGGGAGCATTATCAAAAAAACTTGCAATCAAGTCAGGCTTCATCAAGAAGATGGAAGCAAGAAAACAAGCGCCGCGTTAGCCTTTACAATTCCATGAAGCGCCAAGAGCGCGATGAAAGGCTGGCTAGGGCTACACCTATTTGGGCTGACAAGAACGCCATTGCTGTTAAGTACAAAGAGCGCAATGCGATGACCCAGATGACAGGCGTGCAGCATCATGTCGATCACGGCATACCCTTGAAAGGGGAAAATGTATGCGGTCTGCATATCGCGGAAAACTTAAGGGTCATACTCGCCAGAGACAATCTATCTAAATCCAACAAATGGGAGACAAACTAATGGTCGGAAAACTAACACCTGATAACATGCTATCAGCCTCGCGCATCGCGCAGTTGATGGGTCAATCACCATACGCAACGCAAAACGAAATGCTTGCGGAGTTCATAGACCGTGACGCTGGCAAAGAGCCGGAGCCGTGGGAAGGCAACGAGCTTACACGCTGGGGCGACATCCATGAGGGTGCAATCATCGCAGAAGCATCCCGCCGCCTCGGCCTTGTCGATGTCGAAGACGACTTCGCGCAAGCGTTCTTCCATGACAAGCTGCCAATGGCGGCATCGCTGGACGGTATGGCCACAGGCACGCGCCTCATAAAAGAAGACCACGCGCAGGGCATCATTATCCCCGGCACGGCAAACGCAATCCAGCTAACGGGCGAAAAATTATTGCTGGAAATCAAGACAACACAGGCAGCGCCAGAAGATGTGCCGCCACCACATCGCGGCGTGCTACAGCTACAGGCGCAGATGATGTGCGCCGGCGCAGACTTGGGCGCGGTGTGTGTACTCTATCGCGGGTCTACCCTGCGCATCTTCCTGTACCACGCTGACGCTGGCGTACAGGCACGCATTGCACAGGCTGTCGAAGAGTTTGAGCAACGCCGCAAAGACATCGACTGGTATCCGCTGATGAACCCAGCCGATGGCAACGTGGCCTACAGCCGGGTCGATGATGTGGCACAGCCGCTGGACGTATCAGACGGCGAAGTTCAGGACGCTATCGAGGCTTTGCTTGAGGCGAAGCGTGCAAAAAAAGAGTGCGACCAGATTATCGCTGACGCGGAAACGGTCATCAAGGATTATATGGGCAACCATGAAGAAGCAAACACCGTTGTGGATGGCAAAAGGGTTATCGTTAAGTGGGGCATGCGCAACATGAAAGCTACGCAAGAGAAGGTTGTGCCGGCAAAGCCAGCCATGCGCGTGCGTCAGAATGCTTTGACCGTGAAGGAGCTTGGCGATGTATAGGATTACACCAGCCCAGCATCGCGTTCTGAGCGCCATACAGACGCTATCTGAGGCGCAGGGGTACGTTCCTAGCTACACACAGCTAGCGGCTACCCTGAACGTCTCCAAGCAAGCCATAGGAAAGCATGTGGAAATCATGTGCGACCGTGGCATATTGCGAAAAACCTACGGCCAGCGCCACACGCTGGAGATAGTGAAGGGGGCGCAGTAGCCCCCTTACTTTTTATTGCGCTTCTCTAGCAATCCCTCAACAGCACCGCCGCCAAAGTAAAAGCCCAGTATCAACAGCATCGCATAGTTGATGCTAAACTGATCCATGACCTTGGTGACGTCATCAGGGTTGCCCCTGCCAGATAGCGTCATGCCCATCACAATGGCGAAGCAAGTCACATAGGTGAAGCCAAACATAAACGCTAGCATGCGCTGCGCTATCTTAAATGGCGCGTAAGCCTGTAGCAAATCCGTCTTTGCCTTTGACTTTACCGCTACTTCCTCTTCTGTGCTAGTGTGCATGCTGTCGATAAGGTCAATGCCTTGCTTCACGACATCACCAGACCCAAGTATCTTTGCTAATATTCCTAACATCTAATAACTCCACACGTTAGACCGGGGCGGCTTGGTGTATGTGTCCAAGTGCAAGAAACGATTGCGCCCAGACTGTGCCACGCCTATGCCGGTAAAGCCTAGCTCGAACGCTAGGCGCATAATGTTGTACGCGTCAGCCCCGCCGCACGCGATATCTACAGCCAGCCCCATCGTGTGTATGCCCGGCCTGTCCTTCGCCGCTTCCACGGGGTGTGTCTCATGGCGGTAGCCGCTGGTCACGGTCATCGCCTTGCCGTGTGCTGTGCGTAGCGCTTGCAGCTTATCCATGAAGCTGGCTTGCATCTCGCACTTGCCTGTATGGCTGCATGTAAACTCAGCCTCGCTAAAGTTTGGATAGTTATCCCAGTTCATGTCTTACCTCTCACCACCGCCAGCGCATGCTGCCAGCTATCTATCTCTACGTCCGGCTCGTCAAAGCTCCGCGCACTGATGCGCTTGCTTACCGTGCCGACACTATCCAGCGCGGTGAATATCACCTTGCGCCTGTCAATAGCTACTGACGCTATTATATCATACGCGCCGCGCTCTGCCTTCTTTTTAGTTAGCCCCATGCCATAGTTGAAGTGATAGCACGGTGTGCGTCCGTCTGCCTCTGGCAGTATGTTTCGTGCCTTCACCTGTATGCGCAGATAGCCAACATCATCCCACGCCAGCAAGTCTATCTTATCCTGTTGCGCCATAGCTGCGCCCATAATCCCCGGCATTCCCAACACAGCGGCGCAAGCAACATGCTCGCCTATTAGCCCCGTCCTTGTTTCCCCCGCCATTACAGCCCTTTCAGATACAGCACCCACCACATAAGCATAGCAAGTCCTACAAACCCTGCTATGATTAGAACAACTATTATAATGATTTCCATGATTTGTTTGTTGCGCTTACGCCGGGCAGCGATTGCCGCCTGTCTATTCTTACGCGCTACCGCCTGATAGTTTAGCCAGTCCGTCCACAAGTTGGGTCTCCCGTGCCAGATCATTAACTGCTTTAGCTCTTCTTCTTGCTGCTTGAGCTTTTCCAGATGCATGAATTCTTCTAGGTCGCCGGACGCAAAGGGGTTGCGCTTTTTCTTTTCTGCCTTGCGGCGCAAGTCCTCTGTCGCGTTGACGTATGTGGCAACCTTATCCGCGCAGTCTGCAATCTCACGTCCGTTCTGCACGAATTGCTTGACCACCTGAAAAGCGGCGTTTGCGGCGGCAAGCTCGGCAAGCATGGGCTAGCCTTTCCTAGACTTCCAGATGTTTATCAAAAGCAAAATAACAGTAAGGCTAACAGCTACCAAGCCAAGCCAATCGCTAAGAACATCAACCCACCACGGAGCAGTCAGGCCACCAGCATATAAAGGGATATCGTTCTGGTTCACCCTGCAATCTCCATTAGTGTCATGCTAGAAGTACCGCCATAATTCGTATTGCCAGTGTGCCTATTAAGATAACCAGTTCCTGCATCAACTTTCCATTGAAGTTTATATGTGGTTGCTGATGTTGTAGCTGGGCTGTCTAAGAAGGGTCTGTTGGCGTGGTAAAGCCCTTCATCACCGTGAGAATAATGACCTATAAAAGCATCCACATTTCCAATATTAGGATTTTCAGAGATGATTGTACTGCCTCTAATTAATCTGTACAAAATTGTATTTGAGCCGGGGCTGTGGGCGTGAGCCAACTGAACAGTGACTAAAATTTTATTACTCGCAGAAGAAGGAGTTATAGAAAGACTAAAACCTGAAATGTCTGCATAGGTAGTGCCTGTCCTAGTTAGTAAGTCTTCAAAAGAAAGAAACTTAACCTGCAACACAGTACCACTGGGCAACCCTGCGCTAGTAACAGCAGACAGAGACTGATTGTTTAATTTAATAAGTGCCATGTCAGTCTCCCTAACCTGCTATTTCCATTAGTGTTATGTTTGTGTCTGGCACTTCTGTTGTTGTACCAGCTTGCGCACCGCCACCTATTCTTGCAGTATTGCTAGCGCTTTCAGCCGCAATTTGAATTTTGTACGTTACAGCAGAAGTAGTTGATGGAGAATCATAAATTACGTTCATTACATTTCTGCCACTGTGGCTAAAATTCTGATAATCAATTTGCGAATTTCTGTCTATTTCAGTAGAGCCTCTTAATATTTTAAGAAAAGTATAGTTGTTAGCTCCATAGTTAGATAAAAAGCCATTAAACATAACCAATATTTTACTAGACGTAGATGATGGAGTAATTGTTGCTGATAACCCTGTAACATCTACAAAGCTTGTGCTTTGAGTATCAAATGAAGTTGTTAGTTTTGTATTTACAACTTGCAACACAGAACCAGTTGGCAAGCTATCAATCTTTGCCGCAGTAACAGCACCGTCCTGTATCTTAGCTGTAGTTACGGCATCAGTACCAATCTTGTTAGCTGTAATAGCCCCATCAGTAACCGTCTTAACAGCCAGCACATCACCCAGCGCAACAACAAAGTCGATACTGTCTGAGCCTGTCAGTGGGTCATCAAACACTAGGTCAGAACCTGACACTGTGAAGCTGTCTTGTGGTGCTTGGATAACACCGTTCAGAGATACTAGCAGTTGGTTAGCACTCTCTGGGTAGTATGCCGCAGACCCTAGCGTAAGAGCGTAGGTGTCTGTAGCAGAAGC